AGTAGGTTTTCTTTCTGTACAGATTTTTACCTAAATCTTCTTTTACTAAAACTATATCAGTGTCTTTAAATTGTGTGTCCATAATATTCTCCTATTTGTTGTCTTCACTACTCATTAATAAAACAATGTAGTGTATTGCTTTTAATAAATCTTTTCTATTCTTACCAGCTTTCTTACCATATCGGCAAAGATACTTAATGGCATTTGCTTGGCAAAAATCTTTATCAATTCCTAGTTGGCGTAACATATCTTGTACCTGGAAACCGTCTTTGGTTGTACTATAGTGTTCGCCGTATGTGTTTTTTATGTAATCGTGTATTTCTTTTACTATCTTGTCTTCACCGTATTTCATTATTGTAAACCTCTTTCGTTATAAATTGGTACGTGTTTTTTTGTTTTTTTCAAATCAAAATCTTTTCTTAAAGATTGTCTATCCCATTTCTGACCATAGTCATTGAACAGGTTTTTATTACCAGCAGCTACATCTGGCCATACATCTTCATAAGTTTGATAGTATTGGTCTTCATCAATTAATTCAATTCTTGTAGAATTAGCAAAGTTAGATGCTGACTCTTTATAGTTCCAATCTAAAAACTTAATAATCTTCATCTTTGTTTTTTGACTTTTAAATTTTTTTCTAAACTTTTCTGGTACATTTCTATACACAGTTTCATAATGATAAAAGAAGTCACCTTGATATTCAGGATCCATATACTCTCTTAAATAACAAACGTTAAAAGTTTTACTCATTATTGTGTCAACGCCTCCTCAACATTATTCTCATCAATGCCTAACATATTAACATTTTCTACTTTTAAAGTCAAGTCACTAGCTTCTGTTAAGTCAATTTGACCATCTTTTAATTTAGCAATAATATTATCTACTGCTTTTTCAGCTGTTTCTTCAGCCCATTGTTTTACTTTTGACATAATGTATTCTCCTTTTTTGTTGTTTTCATACTTAATCCTATCATATTGGCCATAAAAGTCAAGCCATTAAATAAACTTTTTTGTTCTGGTTTTGTACTGGTTTTAGTCATTAATTAACAAGTGTTTTAAAGCGTTTGATCTACTAGGGTGTCTTAATTTTCTCATAGCTCTCGCTTCAATTTGTCTGATTCGTTCAGCGTCAACAGTATCAGTTTTAACAATGTCTTTCATCAAACGAGAAGCGATTTTAAATTCTTCACTCTGGCCAATCATTTTTAAAGTGTAATTCATAAATCTCATTTTTAATACAACTATTTCTCTTGGGGTGAGTTGATTAAGTATATTATTCATATCAATAGTTTGTATCATTCTGTCTTCAAAGTTATTATCTATTAAGTTTTCTTGTATCATAATGTTTCCTTTCATACTATTATAGTATCATACCTGGCCTATAAGTCAAGCGTTATTTTATGTTGATTTTATTGACTTTTTGGTAGAACAATACCAGAACATTCGTAGGGAAGGGTGGTTTTAGGCCTATTTCCAGTTATTTTTGACCCAATCCTGGTCTGATTCGTGTGGTTTTGGATTGCCGTGGAATATGGCCACTTTGGCTATTGGTGATTCTTCAAATGTCCAACTCTTTTTATGAAATCTGGTCTGACTACGGTCTAACCACTTATATGATTGTGTCCAAGTGTCTGGAAATATCTTTAGTTTCTTTACACCTGGTTGTTCTTTGATATAGTTCGTTATCACATTCTGGTCACCTTGTAAAGTCATATCTTTGGTCTTATTTTTAAGAAATGGTTTCCATATAAAATCTGTGGCATTTACATTATTGAATTTTAATATACTTGAATTATACCAAATGCCTGGTTGACCAAAATCTCTCATCACACAAAAACTATCATCATCTTCATAGTTGGCAAAACAATCTATGTTGTCTTTTATAACTACATCTAAATCCATATACAGACAAGGTCCATTTAAGTTGGCTTCTGGACTGAACAAAGTTAACTTTTGCCAATAACCTTTATATTCTTCAAAGGGTAATTTTCTAATTTCAAAATTATCACCAGTAATTGTCTTATGCAATTTAATTCTATCTGTAAATAATATAAACTTATGAGGTATGGTTAAATGTCTTTGTACCATATTATATAAATTCTGTACATATAACGGTTTAAATTTTAAACCCCAATTAACACATATAAAATTCATATTGATAACCAGTTGTAAGTTGCTCTCATACTCATAATAAGATACATTAACTCCATTAATGTTCTTGCCCAATCTCTATCTTTATAACCAAAATACACCCACATTATACAAGATACTACACTTAATGACCAGCCTACCCATTGGGTTGATATATTAGCACTTGATAATATAAAAACACTCATCATAGCAAGACCAAAACCAATCCATCTGGCACCATTAATATGTTGATAATATCTTATTTTCATACTTGTTGTTCTTGTAAAGTTTTGTATGCTGTACCATTGGCAATTTCTGATATTGTAAACTGATTTTCGGCTACAAACTTTAACCATTCATTTATAGTTTTATGTCCAGGTTTTAAAGGTTTTTCTATCTTACTCAAATCTCTACCAGATACAGGTGAGCATATATTAAAATTATGTGTAATAATAGGTACTTTATTTAGTACAGCGTCAATAGCCGCTAAGCTTAAATTTGTAACTAAACAATGGCAGTTTTTTAAATCTTCTTTTATGTCTTTATTCCACCACTCATTATTAGGTCTTGGTTTATTTCTAACCCTTATTTCTCTCTTTGTATATTGTTTTAAATCGGCAACAACATTTTCAATCCATTCTTGTTGATTTATACCATCAACGTTATAAGTAACAGTTTGTGATGATGGACAAACTAATATATGCTCTGTATTGCCAGTATACCAACCTTTAAATGTCACATCAATACCTTTACTATCTAATTGTTTTAGTCTTTTACCATCACCTACTTTACCTCTTGTAGTATGAAGGCCGCCTTTAATTATTCTAAAATAAGTTTTATCAATATCATGTATTTTAGGACTAGGGTATCTAGTTATCTGTTGTGTTAAATAACCTGTGTCAACATACCACCATTCTTCACCATTTTCAGTAACTTCTCTAATCTTATTTGTTTGATTATCACCTAAACCCCAAAAGAAGTGTACATTTTTATCTGTTTCAGGCCAACCTTTTTTAAAATGCGGCCATAACTGGTGAGATAAACAATCTTTTCTAGTTATTTGATGATAGACGTTCATAATAATATTTCTGTGCTATTTTTGTTTTAGGTCCATAATGTTTAGCAAATTCAAGTGCTATGTATTCATCTGTTACGTTTTTATATTCGGCTCTTAACAAATATATCTGACCAAATGAAAAATGGCCTGTTGTTTTTCTTATTCTTTGCCATGTTCTATTGCCACTCTTTGATCTTTCTATAGATAACCATTTATAAACTTCTTCTTTTGATTGTAGCTCATCTTTTCTAGCGATTAACATAAAGTCGCCAGTTTTAACATGACTTTTAGCAGGTGTTCTAACATCTGGTAATTGATATTCTTCCCATTCTTTATCAAAATGTCTAAACAATTCTGATCCTAGTAAACAAAACTTACCATTACCATTTTTAAATTTTAATATCTCATTTACAATATGTGGTATACATGACTTAGCAAACCAAACATCTGTTCTCATTCTTATTATAATGTCTGTATCTATATCATCTATGCCTTTATAGAAATCCCATATTTGATTTTGTGCCGACAATGTAAACTCATCATTGTTTCTATTTTCTTTACACTTATCTATTATTTTAAATGATGTAAATTCTGATAATGCTTGATATAAATGTAAATGATTATTTTTTTTACCTATATTTTCAAATCTTCTTTCACCAGTATATACAAATGTTATTTCCATTCTTTGTTTCTCCACCATTCTAACGAGGGTTCCATTTTACCAGCCTCGTGTTCACTTTTACAATATGACATTAAATAATCATAACATACCTGTTTGTCTGTAGGGTAACCTTTATTATATGTGTTTCTCATTAAATATATTTGACATAGGTGTTTGTAAGCTTCACTTTTTTGTGGTATTATAAATCTAAAACATTTATTGCCACTTCGTATACCATTAGCACCTTTTATAGCAATTAAACCATTAATTGTTTCATCAAAATCTTTTAGACCATCTCTTTTTGAGATGATTAAAAAGTCTTCAGTTCTTATTGGTACTTCTAATTCACCCTTTTTAGTTAATAATATTTTTTCGTGTTCTTCACCTATGGCGCCCTCTAACCAATTTGAACCAAAAAAGCCTATCTCATATTCATTATTCATAATGGCTTTTAATTCTTTTAAAATAACTTGTATTGATTTTTTTGTAAACCAATTATCAGTTCTCATTCTAATAACATATGGGTTTTTAGTAAGTTTAACAGCGTTCATAAACTGCCATACTTGTACACCACCACCTTGGCCTCGTCTTAACTTATCTTTAATCCAGTATTCATCTTTACCGCCTCTATCAAATGGACAAGGTGTAAAGTTTCTTTCACCTTTCGGTGATGTAAAATCGTGTATTTGATATTTTGATACTTTAGATATTTCATCAAAAAGCATTTGATGATTTTGTTTTGACACCTCTGGTGTACTTCTAACATCACCTGTATATACTATATCAATCATATAAAGTCTTTTAAATTGTCTGTATCTCTTTTTAAATTAATGGCTATAGCACGAGGGTGTGGATTGGCCTCATTATAATCATTAATTAATATTCTCTTAACATTTTGTAAACCACTTATTAAGTCATAATCTTTAAAACCTAAACTATCTAATATCTCTCGTGTTCTTATATCATACTTTTTAGGTCTGGCAGTTGTAAATATAATTTGAGAACCATTGTTTTGATACTTTAACATTACCTTTACATTTTCTTCCAAGGCCTCTGGTTGTTCATCATAAGTACCTTTTGCCTGTGCTTTTACCAATGTACCATCTATATCACAAAACATAACCGGTCTATCATTGTATTCAAACCAATCTTCGGCTGTACCTACATCTATATAATTTATAATTGGTTTTTCTGTAAATATATTATTGTTGTGTAAACAATCTTGTATGATATGAGATACAAATATCTCTTTTACATTTTTACTTTTAAGTTTTTCAAATGTTAATTTATAGAGACCAACTTTATCAAACTTATAACCACCAACACAAAACTTATCTGATACAACTTTCTTTTCTATAATGTTGTTGATAATGCCTTGGTCGTTTGATATGACAAATGATTTACTAGCCAATCTTTTTAATACTTCGTGGTCAGCAATACTAGATACACACACATAATTACCTTCAGTTGGTATATGATCAAAGAAACTATCACAATCTTTTATAAAAAATTCTTTATCATCTGATATATTGGCCTTTTTTAATATTTGATAAACAGTATCAGCAGGTCCACTTGTTCTTTCTTCCAATACTACTATGTTGACAAGCTTATCATAAGTATCTTGTATGTATTTTGATATATTATATTTGTTTTCGTGTTCTCTTAATATTCCTATTGTAACATTGTATTTGCCAACATAGTATTGTATTGCTCTCTCAAACATCATTTGGCCTTTGTAGTCTGTTAAGGTATACTTTGGCCTCATATTAGGAAATCTTGTAGATAATCCAGCTGCCGGTAATATTATTTCCATAGTCTATTCATTTCCTTTACTAATAATTCTTCTTCTAAACTGCCACTTGTAGCATATCTATATACTCTTAATAACATAAGAATTAATAGATAATTATTATTGGCCAATTCAAACTTCTCTAATAATTTATCCTGTATATTTTCTACTTTAACATCCAAATACAACTTGGTGTTTCTTAAAAACCATTTACATTCTAAATCTTGTCTTAACTTGGCTATATCAAATATATATGAATCATATTCACTCGTCATTCCGTCAATCAAATAGAATTGACCATCTTCACTATAGATTATATTTTCTAAAGTTAAATCACCAAAGTATTTTGATCTTGGAAGTCTTTTAGGTAGTTTCTCTAATAACTGTTCTTTAGTAAAAACGGTGTCGCTTGATAACTTTATATACTTTAATCTATCTTTGTAGATTTCTGTATAATCTGTCATCTGTGTATTTTCACTAAAGAAAGTTAAGATGTTAATTAAAAATTCTGTGAGTCTTCTTGTATCTCTAACTGTCAAATATGATTTCATATCAAGGCCATGTATGTATTCCATATCTAAAACATTATTATCATATGAATATATTTTTGGCACTTTAAAGTCTTTTGAAAGTTCATTTAACTTTATGTAATTTCTATCAGTATTGTCCATTTTTCTTATGAATAAACCTTTATCGTTTTTCATAAGATAGATTTTACTGCCAGAAAAACCTTTAAGTTCTTTTATTGTGTACTCATTTTGGACCATAGATATTTTCGGATTTAAATTTCATTTTTAGTTCATAATTTAATTCAGTAAAAAACTTATCTATGTCGTTAGGTATTAAGCCGTGTTTCTCTAATATTTTACCTTTTACTTCTACGTGAATAAATGGTTTATCTCTTTCAACTAATATTAGGCCACCTTTAATAACTTCCATCTCAAAGCCTTCAGCGTCAATTTTAATATAATCTATTTTAGGTAATTTTAAGTAATCTAACATTTTTAATTCTATTTCTCTATTACCATCATCTGAAATATACGTATTACCTGTTTCTTCAGGCATATAATTTACTTTAACTGTTTTAGTTTCGTTTCCTAAAGCAAAAGGAAATAATATATAATTATTTGCTGTAACATTTTTTTCTAAACATTCTCTTACATCTGATATAGGTTCAAAGGCATAAACATTTTTAAAACTTTTACATAGGTCTTTTAACCAAAAACCAACGTGAGCTCCAACATCAATACAGTTTTCAAAAGGTATGCCTTGTTTTTTTAAAAATTCTAATATAGTATCTCTTTGTACTTTTTGATATTCACCATTTGAAATCCATCTATCAAAATCTGTATCTGTGTCTGGTAACCACCATCCTTTTACTTGTTTCATTTTCTTATTTCCCTTGGTGTTTTAATATCTTCCTTTTCTAATACAACTACATTGTCATAAAAGTTAATTGAATTTGTTTTACTTGTAAATCTTATCTCTAAATCTTTCCATTGGTGTGATAACGATTGTTTAACTGGCATAGTTCTTCTTATGTTTAATTCATCAATCTTATCTTTCATATAGTCCATAAAATTACCAGGTTTTTTATCTTGTCTATAGTTTAATTCTATATCTTCTATTAAGTAAATGCCAGGCGATCTAACATGATGATACATTTCTTCAAAAGTGTTGATCTGTTGGTCTGCTTTATGGCCACCGTCATCTAATAATATATCTAACTGTGGTATATGTGCCTTTACATTTCTTAAAAATGATTTGTCTGCCTGGTCACCTATGAATATTTTAGTTCTATCGGTTTCATATTGTTTACACTTTTCATCAATATCTATGGCAAATATTTTTGCTTTTGGAAAATACTTCTCCCATATCTGTAAAGAACCACCATTTAATATACCTATTTCTAAAAAGTTTATCGGTTGTTCTCTATACTTATTAAAGTGTTTATCATATATTTCTGGATAGTGTGACCACTTTAATATACCGTTACCGATATGTTCGTCAAACAGTTCTCTAAATGTTTTCATTATGATTTAAGCCATCTTTCATTATCTAAAGTCCATTGTACTACTTGTTTGATTCTTTCATCAATAGAAACTTTAGGTTGCCAACCTAACTCTTTCATTAAACTGCCATCTAAAGCATATCTTAAATCGTGGCCAGGTCTACTACTATGAAAGTCTACCATTTCGTATTTTAGTTCTTTGTTTTGGGCGTTAGCAATATTTTGTGCCAGTTCTAAATTATTCCATTCAACAGGTCCCACTAAATTAAATTTAGGACATTTAGCACCACCATAGTCATTATCCATATTATCAATCTTACTTTGATTTTGTAATAAAAATAAACAACCATCTGCCACATCTATTGCATGTATGTAATGTCTGCTACCTGGAATTGTTTTAGAGGCGTCACTATGTATTGTAACCGACTCACCATCCCTTGCTTTTCTAATAACCATTGGTATAAACTTTTCTGGATGTTGTCTTTCGCCAAACACATTCATTGTATGAGTAATGTAGATTGGCATATCATAACTATTTTCAAAAGCAACGGCTAATTCTTCACCACCTGCTTTAGTAGCAGAATATGGATTTGTAGAATTATATCTATCTCTTTCTTTATAATTAACACCTTTAGGTGCCGGACCAAATACTTCATCTGTTGAGAAGTAGATAAATCTTTCTAAATTTTTTTGTTTACGGCCAAAGTTTAGTATGTTACAAGTAGCGACCACATTATCCAATACAAAACACATAGGGTCTTCTATTGATCTATCTACGTGTGATGAGGCGGCCATATGTAAGATATAATCAAACTGACCTAAATCAGCCGTTATCATATCATTTACCTCAGCTCTTAAATCGTGGTGTACTATTCTAACTCTCTTTTGGGTTTCTTTATCAAACTCGGTCATCATATCAGATATTCTGTTTAAATTACCGGAATAATCTAATCTATCTAATGATACAATTTCCCAATCTGTGTGTTGTAAAAAATGTCTTATTGTGTGATGTGCTATAAAACCAGCACCACCTGTTATTAATACTCTTTTCATACTAACTTCTCCGTTTCAATCCACCTTTGACCAACTGTTTTAGGTGAGTGATTTTTATTAATGTATATTTGGCCTTGTTTAATCTTTTCAATAACTTGGTCTCTATTATTTAGCGCCCATTTTAAACCCTCTTTTAAACTCCCTAAATGTATGTAATCGCTTAAATTTTTGTAACTATCAACACCATCATTTGTTAATACAAATCGGCCTTGTTGAATACTATCTATAACTCTATTAGGGCTTTTAACTTGTACTAATGGCATACCTCTAGGTATTGGCAATAAAACTATATCACAATCTCTTACAACCTCTCCTTGTTTATCAAAACTCCAATGGTACATAAACAACTTTTTATCTTCTCTATATTTTGTTAATCGTTTTGAAGCCTTATCTGGTTTATTTGTAACGGCGTGTATAGAAAAATTATCTGTTACTGTTTTGATACTTTCTATAACTTCTTCCCAATCAAACAAAGAAAAACTTTTACGGCCACCAAACCAAGCAAACTTTATGTGATCTTTAGGTTCAAACTTTGGTTCTTCTTGTTCTCTTTCTGTAGGGTCAGGTATTATAAAGGCTGTTTTACCTGTATATTCTTTTATTTTAGATTGTAATAATTCACAGGTTGTTGTAACTAAATTGGCATTTCTACAAGCAAAATCATATAATTTTTTTTCTTTGTTCCACTTATCATCGCATATATCAAATACATACTTTATACCATTATTAATTAAATGATTTAATATATCCATATCTACTATCTTAGCACAAACAATTATATCATCTTTTGTGGCTTTTGTTATATCATCTATAATACCACCTTTATCACCCATACCTTTTAATGGCACTAATGCTCTAAATCTAACAGAAGCTCTGCCACTTGTTTTTTCTAATTGTCCTGGTACAAAAAACTTTATCATAGTTTAAAGTTATTTGGTTTTTGATCGCCTTGTAATATTTCAATTGTTCTTTTAGTTACTATGCTTTGCATTTCTTCACTTGTAAATTGACAACAACTTAAATAAAATATATGATTTCTAATTTTATCAAAATCAGGATAGTATGGTTCTTCTATATTTTCTAATTTAGTTTCTGACAAACATTCACCAGCGTTTGGTCCTAATACAATGGCTGGCATTCCTACTAATACTGATTCAATAGAGGCTATACTATTAAAGGTTACTAAACAATGATACTCTCCAGTTTTTAATTGATTTTGTACGG